AATCTAAACATTTGAAAAAATTAGAGACAAAAGAAGTAAAAAGCTTTGGAGATGATGATTTCACAACTCCACCTAAAACATCTTCTGACTTCAGCCTAGACTAACAGTTATAGGGGGAGTTAGAAAGGGCTTCCCCTTAATTTTTAAACTAGGTAGTATGATTTCAACAAAAAATTTAATTACTGAAATTGAGCAGGTTCCAAAAGAGTGGATCTTTGAGTATTATCTAAACCTCAAAGAAAAACTAACAGGTCAAGATGTAAAAATGTTATCTGCATTTAATTCAAAAGACAAGGTTCCCTCTATGTTTGTATATTTTGATGTTAATTCTAGAAGTTATAAGTTTAAGGATTTTTCATCTGGTTATCAAGGTGATGGTATTGAAATGGTAAAAAACTTATTTAATTTACCTACAGCAGGTCATGCAATAAATAGAATAATTCTTGATTACCAACAGTTTCTTAGAAACAATGATGTATATATTGCAGAACCTACAATGTTCCATGATAAGTATAAGGTTGTTGATTATGAAATGAGACACTGGACTAACTTTGATCAGACATACTGGATGAGCTTTAAGATTGGATCTAAGATGCTTGACAGGTATAATGTAGTTCCGCTGGCTTTCTTTACTATGAGTAAGACTGAAGCTGATGGTAGTATAACTTCTCATACATTCAGAAGATCTCATACTTATGGTTACTTTAGGAATGATGGTAGTTTGTATAAGATTTACATGCCTAAAAGTACTCAGAAAAAGTTTATCAAGGTTGAGAACTATATTCAAGGAACAGACCAATTACAATATAACTGTAAGTATCTGATTATTACATCTTCACTTAAAGACTTGATGGCTTTCAATAAACTAGGTATTAGTAATATTGAAGCTATTGCTCCAGACAGTGAGAATACTATGATCGGAGAAAGAGCTATTGGGGAGTTAAAGCTTAAGTATAGTAATATTATTGTCTTATTTGATAATGATGAACCTGGTGTTAAAGCTGCTGAGAGATACAAAGAGAAGTATGGATTTAGCTATATATTGCTGCCAATGGAAAAGGATTTATCAGATTCAGTAAAAGAACATGGTATAGATAAAGTTAGAGAAGTATTATTTCCATTATTAAAACAAGCATTATGAGTTTAGAAAGATTAATGAATGAGGTTGAAAGGCATCTTGATTATACAAATAGTTATTTTGGAGATGTAAGAGCAGAAATTGAGAGAGAATTGAAAGATGTAAATGATGAAATAAGAGATCTTAAAGAAGAAATATCTACACTTGAAGAACAAAATATACTTCTTGAAGAACAAGCAGGAGAGCTCAAGAAAGAAAATGTTATGCTTAATTTTGAGTTAGCTGAAGTTACTAATCAACTAATACAGATAAGACATGAAAAGTGACTGGTTATATCAAGGAAAAGAATTTAATGAAGGTGATATACCTCAAGGGTATGTTGGCTTTGTGTATATGATGACTGCTATCATAGATGGTAAGTCTGTTGCATACATTGGTAAGAAGAACTTCTTTGCTAATGTAAAGAGACCTCTTGGTAAAAAAGCTCTAGCAATGTCCACGGACAAGAGACTTAAAAAGTACAAAAGGGAGTTAAAACCAGACTTCATGAACTATTACAGTAGTAATAAGATTCTAAAGGAAGCTCACAAAGCTGGAATACCAATCAAAAGAGAAATTCTTGTGATTTGTTCTACTCAGATGGAGCTGACATATCAAGAAGTAAAGCACCAGTTTCAATATGAGGTGCTTGAGAAAGAAGAATTCCTAAATGGAAACATTCTAGGAAGATTCTATAAAACAAAATAGTTATGACAGAAGTAGAATTAACAAGCCTCTTATTTAAATTGGCTGATTTAGGTATTACAGGTATTAAAGTAAAATATGATGGTGGAGGAGACTCCGGTTCTATTGAGTGGATTGGTTATACAAGAAAAAAGTGTGAGACTCCAGAAGATGTAAATGATAGGGTAAATGATTGGGAAACTGAATCTGCTTTAACAAATCTAGATCCAGACCTTTATTACCAAATTGAAAGATTTGCAGAAAATAAACTTCTTGATGACATAGAGGATTGGTGGAATAATGAAGGTGGTTATGGAGATTTATGTATTTGTGTTCCTTCAGGAAAGTATATCATAAACAACCACATAAGAGTTACTGAGACTGAAGATTATTTTCATGATGGAGATTTATTAAGTAAAACAGAAGAAAACTAATGGCACATCCAATACAGCATGCTAAGTCAGCAGCAAAGAGATTTGGCGGAAAATGGGAAGATTACATAGCTATTGAGGAGTGGTTTGATGAAACTAAAGCATGGATTGGACATAGTATGCATAGAATGTTCAGACACCACAGTGAAGGTATATTTGAATGTGAACAAAGATTTGGTATGACTATTACCAACTCTGATGGTAAAGATGTGTATGTAAGATATGTTGGAGAACAGCATGTCAAGGAGGATTGCAATAACTATATCCCTAGTGCAAAAGAATGGGCAGATATGATTGCAAGTGGTAAACCACAAGAGTGGGCAATAAAAACTTTAAAAATTGAAGACTAATGGGTAAAATGATTTTTGACAAAGAAGAAACAAGAAATTTATTAAACATGTTACAATCCTCTGATAGAGAGAATCATATTGTAGCATTTCAGGCATTGCAAAATGTTGATGTAGATAAATACATAGGAGAGTTACTTGTAATGTATAAGTTCTCTGGTGTACAAAGATCTGACTGGTCTGAGGCTGGGAAGAAAATACACAGTAAACTAGTGAATATAGTTGGAGAAAGTAATCTTAGTAGTCCAAGAACTCTTAGTCTTATTACAGCACAGAAGGGTTCTAGAACTTCAGTAGAGTTGTTTATGGAATACTTTGTCAGAGATATGACAAGCATGTTGGAACAAATTGGGTATCCAACAGATAGTTTTGAAATAAATATTAAACTAAAAGACAATGGACAAACAACAGAGTCTAAGTAAAACTGGTAAAGAGTTAATGTTGAAAGAGCCCTATTATGGGTTCTTTCTCATTATGTTGAATAAGCTATGGGACAGTAAAAGAGTTCCTACAGCTGGTGTGAGCAAGAATGGAATTAATTATCAGCTTACTATTAATACAGAGTTCTGGGAGAGTCTTAGTGAAGACCACAGATATGGGTTATTGAAGCATGAATTATTACATATTGCTTTTGGACATCTTACTACATTCTTTAAGTTTTCTAACAAGAAACTGGCTAATGTAGCTATGGATATGGAGATAAATCAGTATATAGATAAGCAATATCTACCGGAGGGTGGTATTGATATAGATAACTATACTGATATACAATTAGATAGAAGAGCAGGTGCCAGATATTATTATGACAAACTGAATCAACTTCAGGATGAAAAAGATAAAAATGGTACTTGTGGAGACTCTAATATGGATAAACTTCTTGACAATATAGAGAATGGTGACATACCTGATCATAGTACTTGGGAAGACTTTGAAGATTTAACAGAGGCAGAACAGAAGTTAATTGAAAAACAATTGCAGAAAGTTCTTACTGATGCTAAAGAGCAGACAGAAAAGAAAAGAGGGACTGTTCCTGGAGAGATAGAAGGACTCATAATAGTAGAAGAAATTGTTAAACCTAAATTTGATTGGAGAGGTTTTATTAGAAGATTTACTGGTACAAGTACTAAAGTATTTACTAAGAAGATTAGAAGAAAAGAAAACCGCAGATTTAGTGACAATCCGGGTCTAAAAGTAAAAATGAAACAGCATATGTTGTTAGCTATTGATACTTCAGGATCTGTAAGTGATTCAGAGTTGCAGGAATTTATGAGTGAGATATATCATATTTATAAATGTGGCGTGGATATTACTATTGTGCAGTGTGATACTATCATCCGGTCTATTGAATCTTATAATGGTAAGTTTGAAATGAAAGTACAAGGTAGGGGTGGAACTGAATTTGACCCTGTCCTAGAATATTTTAATGAAAACCTGAGAAAATATACAAGTTTGGTATATTTTACTGACGGTGAATGTTATACAAGTGTAAGACCCAAAGCAAATGTTCTATGGGTTTTGTCAGAAAGATCAAGTATGAATGATAGATTACCAGGCAAAGTAATTAAATTAGAATTATAAAAAAAAATAAAAGAGTATGAGTCAAGTACAATTAAATGTTGAAGAGTTAAAAAACTTCATTAAGCACATGGTTAAGAATAACCAACACATTCAGTCTGAAGGAAAAGTTCCTGTGGCAATTAATATTGAAGGTGATGCTGGTTTGGGTAAAACTTCTGCTATCATGCAGTTGGGTAAAGAATTACAAATGGAAGTTGTAAAGCTGAATTTATCTCAGCTTGAAGAATTGGGTGACTTGGTTGGGTTTCCTGTAAAAGAATTTCAAATACAAAATGTAGAAGGTAAGACTCAGTGGATTGGTGAGGCTCAAGTACCTGTTGCACTTCAAAAGGGTCATAAAGTTGTAGCAAAGAGAATGTCACATGCTGCTCCTGAATGGATTCAGGGTAAAGGAGAAGGTGGTTTCTTGATTCTTGATGATTATACCAGAGCTGATGCAAGATTTATGCAAGCTACTATGGAGATCCTAGATAGACAAGAATATGTTTCTTGGAAGTTACCAAAGAACTGGCATGTTATTTTGACTACTAATCCAGACAATGGTGATTATAATGTAACCAGTCTTGACGTAGCTCAGAAGACCAGATTTGTTTCTGTTGAATTGAAGTATGATGCTGATGTGTGGGCTAAATGGGCAGAAAAAGCAAATATAGATGGTAGATGTATTAACTTTATGTTGATGCACCCAGAATTGGTAACTCAAAGAGTTAATCCAAGATCTATTACTACTTTCTTTAATGCTATTAGTTCTATTCCTAAGTTTGAAGATGATCTTCCGTTGATTCAAATGATTGGTGAAGGATCTGTAGGAGTAGATTTCTCCAGCATGTTTACCATGTTCATTAACAACAAGCTTGACAGAATTATTAGTCCTGCAGATATACTAACTAAAGATGAGCAGTATGTAATGAACTCTCTTACTAATGCAGTAGGAAAAGATGATGACTTCCGTGCTGATATTTCTAGTGTAATTGCAACTAGGGTAATTAACTATTCACTCACTCTTGCAGATAAGGGAGCTGTTGGTAAACCTATTATTGACAGGATAGCTAAACTTACTACTGACTGTGAAGCATTCACTAATGACCTTAGATATTACATGGTCAAAGAGATTGTTAACGGAAATAAGGTGAAATTTTCTCCACTCATGATGAATCAAGACGTGGTGAAGATGGCTGTCAAGTAAGTCAAACATCAAGCTGTTCCCCACCAAAAGGAGCATAAAATAAATTAAAACAAACATAGGGGGAGGTAATACTCCCCTTATTAAACTTAAGACAATGAAAAATTATTTGTTTTTTGAAATTGAAGCTACCAGTCTAGAAGTTAGTATAAAAGTTGATACAATCTTTGGTGCTGAGAGTGGTGGTCAAACTGACTTTACAATTTCAGATGATGATTATGTCCCTACTAAAGGAGACAAGTTGTATTTTCTACCTGGAGTAAATATCCCCCGGGTAAAAATGAAAGATTTAACCATAGAGCATGGTATTAAATCTATCAGAAACATAGATGATGCTACACATATCTTTGCTAGTAGAAATACTGTACATAAAATATCTGATCACCGCTGGTTATACAGAATGAAAACAGTTCAGTTCAAAGAGATGTTTGAAACTGTAAAAGAGTTTATGGACGAGTATTATATTGAAAACATAGAGACAGCATTAGAATTCTATCAAGAGAAATATGTCTATATGGGATATAATTCATCTACAGAAATTAGAAATGAAGCTCCATTTCTTGTAGCAAGAAATACTATTGAAGGACTTGTCAAGTCAATTAATAATTCTAGATCTTTCTATGCTGTAAATGATATGTTCAAATCTTATTTTCCTGCAGTTACAACTCTTACAATTTATGATGAGGCTAAGTTATTAAAATACATTAATGGTCCAGATGCAGTTATCATAGATTCAGTAATGTTTGGACAATTATCTGACATGTTTAAGAGCTCAGATAATGATAATCATATCTTAGCAATGGAGATTATGGCTAATTCTAACTATATAGATAGCTTACTTTATCTAGAACTATTATTTAAAGAATATTCTGATGTAATGTATAACTGTCATACTAAAAAGCATGTTAACTTCAAGTCTTTACTAGGCTATCTGAATAAGGATAGTTATATGAATACAAACATAGATGATGTAATGAAGTCTTTGATTGACAAGGGTGTTCTTGATACAGATAAGATTGATGTTATCATGGACAAATATGCCGGTGAAATTGAAGCAAGAGGTGGTACTAATTACTTTAAAGTAAAAACTATTACTGTTGATGAAGCAACTCTTGCTTTGTTGAATAAAAACTATGTCTACAAAAATCTAGAGGACTTTATTCCTGAAGGTCAAGTTGAGGAAGATGTTGTTGAACTACATGCTAATCTGGAAGATTTGAATTCAATGCCAGGGGTGGCAGGGGTGGCTCCAGGGGTTGAAAGGGTTGAAAGTAACATTGAAATCTCTGATGATGACATAGAAACTGCATTTGAAAGAATTGAGAGAAATGAACTTAAGTCAGAGTTAATAACCCTAGAAGAAGAGTTAAGTCAAGAACAGGGGACCCCTGAAGAAGAATCAAATAACAATCAAATAGAAGAGACAAATGACACAGATGACTTTGAGTGGTTCTGATGAACTAGAGAGATTTTACAAACAGAAATTTTACTTCAGTTATAGTGGGTTGAATAAGTTACTTTATTCACCCGCTGCTTTTTACAATCATTATGTGCTCAACCAGCGGGAAGACAGTAAGGATGCTCACCTTGTAGGAGGGAGTGTCCTACACTGTCTCTTGTTTGAACCAGATGCATATGATGACAAGTTTATAACTATGCCCGGTAAATTTCCTACAGACAGTCAAAGAAAAATTATTGATAATATTTTCCGGATACATTGTAGTATTGGAAATAATTCATTACTTTTGGAAGACTACTCACCAGATATACTCACACAATTACTTACAGCAAATCTTTATCAAGCCCTTAAAACAGATGCTCAAAGATTGGAAAAGATTCTCACTGAAGAGAACAAAGAGTATTTTGAATTCCTCAAAGCAAGTTTAGACAAAACAGTAGTGGATCAACCTACTTTGGATGGCTGCAAAGCACAGGTAGAGATACTAAAAAGTAATAAAGATATCCGTGCTTTATTACAACTAGACAGATCTGAGGAAGATGATCACATTGAGGTGTTTAATGAGTTGTACATTAAAATGGATCATGACAGATTACCATTTGGACTTCATGGGTTTCTTGATAATGTAGTTATAGACAAAGAAAGTAAAACAATCTTTGTTAATGACTTAAAGACAACTGGTAAGTCTATTCAGGATTTTCCTGAAGCTGTTGAATACTACAAGTATTGGATACAAGCCGTTATCTATCTTGTACTAGCTGCAGAAAAGTTCTTGAATGATAAGCCAGACAGACATGAATGGAATATTCAAGTTACTTTTATTGTTATTGATAAGTATAACTTAGTCTATCCATTCCAAGTGTCTCAGGAATCAATGAGGAAATGGAAGATAGATTTCAGACAAGTTCTTGATATTGCTGGTTGGCATTATGAGAACAAAAAGTATGACCTTCCATATGACCTTGCAGTTGGTAATGTAAAATTGTAAATGTTATGGTAATTAGTGCGCTTTATAAGAAGTACTTTCAGAAGTCCAAGATATTTTTATATCCGCTCTTGGGCATTAAAAGGGGTACTAGTGTTGTTCCAGAAGAGACTTATTTAAGTTGGAATAACTCTATTAATCCTGAGGATATGAAGTTAGTGTGTCTATATCACAGTAGAACAGATTATGAATACATAAACTTTGAAAAAAATGTTTTGTTAAAACATTCTAGGTTATGTGATTATGTTAGAATTGATTCTGTTAAAACTATATTCACATTTGACTTTTCTGATTTAAGTGATGATTGGTTGTACTTCCTAGAAGGAAAGTATAGTAAAATGGATGTTAAAATAAAGCGTAAGATTCTAGATTTCTTTGACAGCAATAGTGGTAATTATTATTATGTTAATAGTTATCTCTTTCCTATTCCTCATCACAAGTTATATGCAGAGTTATTAGATGTTCCTGTGGAACTTATAAAATCTGTAGTGGAACTTTGTGATAAACCTAACTTTGAAAAGGAGACTCTTGTATTAGAAGTTGCAGATTTGGAAAGTATAGAAAAAACAGTAAATTTGTAGAAATTAAAACCAACAAAAAATGAGTGAAAACACAATGATGCTTGTACAGTCTACATGGAATGACAAGCAAACTTTCAGAATGATTCCTATTACAGATTCTTGTCCTTATGTAGAATGCATTATGGATCCGGATACTAAGGTATTTGTAATCATTTCTAAGATTAAGAAAACTTCTT